CTGACCCGAACAAGAACCTCGCCATGCGGGCCGCACGGGAAGCCGCTGAACGCGATCTGAAAGAACTGCAACGACTAGCCGAACTCACCCGCATCGAAGCGCAAAAGCAAGCGGACGAGGCCAAGGCCCAAGCCGAACAGAAGGCGAAAGATGCCTTGGACTTGGCAAATTGGCAGCTTGAGCAATTGAAGGCAGGCACCCGCTTAAACACAGCGCAACTTGAAGCCCTCAACGCCATCCTTGCTGGGCAGGGACTCAATACGATCCCGGTGCCTCAGTTTGCCAAAGGCGGACTCGCCCAACCCGGCCTCGCCATTGTCGGTGAGCAGGGGCCGGAGATCGTTCGCTTCGAGCGGCCCGCCCAGGTGATGACCGCTGACGAAACCCGCGACGCGCTGCGCGGTGGCAACAACGACGCCATCGTCCAGGCCATTGCCGAACTCAAGGCCGAGATGCGGGCTGTCGTCGTTACTCAGTCCAACACCAACCCGCAGATCATCGAGAAGCTGTCCGGTATGGAGCAGCGCCTCTCCAAAATGGAACGTAACGCGAGGATACAAGCCTGATGGCCGCACTCTCCAACTATCTCGAAAACAAGCTGGTCGATCAGCTATTTCGCGGGCAGGCGTACAGCTTCCCGACGACCCTGTATATCGGCCTGCTCACATCGGCTCCCTCGGATAGCAGCAGCGGGACGGAAGTGTCGGGCGGCAGCTATGCCCGCGTGGCTGTGACGTGCAGCCTTGGCAACTGGGCCGGAACACAAGCTGCGAACAGCACCGTAGCCTCATCTGGCACCTCCGGCACCACCAGCAACAACAACGCCATCGAATGGGCCGATCCAACGGCTGACTGGGGAACCGTCACTCATTTCGGCATCTTCGATGCGCCGACCGGCGGCAACCTGCTGGTCTGGGGTGCCATGACCACCGCCCGACTGGTCGCCAACGGTGACAGCGCACCCACCATCCCGGTGGCGCAGTTGCAGATTCAACTGGATAACTGATTATGGCCGACAAGAAGATTTCAGAACTGACCGCTGCGCCAACGGCCATCACGGTCGATGACGTCTTACCGATGGTGCAGGATGGGGATACTGTCAAGGCATCTCAGGCGGACCTATTGATTCATGCCATCGGCGCAGTCGCCTACGCCACCGACATGGCGCTGCTGGGGGTGCGAGAAGGTCAGCGAGCTGAGGCCACTCTAACCACTAGAGCCAACACCGTGGATGCCACGGTGGCGACCTACGATTCGGCCATTGAAAACCAACTCCTCGGCGAAGTTCGTCATCTCCTCGACCTGTCAGGGATGAATGCAAAAACCTTGGCCGAAACCCCACGACTCCGCGCTGCCCCGGCCTCGGCTTCCGCCACTGGTACTCAAGGCGAGTGGGCCTGGGACAGCAGTTACATTTACATCTGCACCGCGCTCAACACTTGGAAGCGCGTCGCGATCTCAACCTGGTAAGGAAACACCATGCCCGATTACAACGAAACCGACTTAACCGGCAAAGCGTGGCAACGGTGCCATGAGGTCAGCATTGCCAATACCCGAGGCACCTTGCCGGTGGTGCAGTTTTATGAGGAGCGAGTGATCGCGCTGGAAGACGGCGCAGAAATCCGCCAGGGGTTGGGGCCACTGACCGTAGCCTTTGACCCGGCTCGCGAGATTGCCCTGCGTAACCCGGAGACGGGCGAACCCACCGGGGCGACGATGACCTATGCCGACGCCTATGCCGTGCTGTATTCCGCCTATCTTGACGCGGCTGTCGAGCGCGACGCAAACCAGCCTGCCCCAGTGGACCCCGAAGCCCCTCTTAGCGAGTAAATCATCATGGCCCTGACCATCAATATCCCCGACACCCTCCGCAAAACCGTAGAGGCCGCGTCCAATGGGCGCAACACCGTACTGTATACCGCCAAGGGCCAGCCGTGCCACATGTTCATCTTGCAGCATACCGACATGGCCGCTGCCAATACGGCATTGGGCATCGCTCGCCATCCGGCCTTCATCGTCAACGGCGTCAACAAGTCCGAACTGTTTATTGGCCAGCATCTGGGCTTTTCGAGTAATGGCGAAATGGTGTCCTGGCCGGGAGTCAACCCGCTCAATACCATCAATTTCGACAATGCCATGCTGCTGGCCCGCGCCAATGGCAACGGCTGGCACATGATGAGCAACGCCGAGTGGTCTGCCGTGGCGCTCTGGTGTTACTACAACGGCTTCCAGCCAAGAGGCAATACCAACTATGGCCGGTCGTCCGATGTGACCACCGAGCGCGGCGTAGATGATGCAACCGGACGACTGGCATTGGCCACCGGCACAGCCACCACCCGCACCCGCACTGGCTCTGGCCCCGCCTCCTGGCGGCATGACAACAGCCCGTTTGGCATTGCCGATTTGTGCGGCAATGTCTGGGAATGGCAAACCGGCATGCGTGTGAACAGCGGCGAGATCAATGTGTTGGCTAATAACGATGCCGCGCTCTCGACCGCTAACTTTGCAGCCGGGTCCAGCGACTGGAAAGCCATCGACGGTGCGACGGGTAACTTGGTGACCCCCGGGGCCGCCGGTACCGTCAAATATGCCAGCGCAAACAGCGGGACGGCGGACTACACGCTTTACCGCGCATCCGGCAGCAGTTTTGAAGGCATGGTCAATTCGACTGGGGTCAATCCGGTGTCAGCCGCCGCACTGACGGTACTCAAGTCACTGGGCTTATTCCCGATTGCCACATCCGGTTTGGGTGCGGACGCCTTCTATTTGAATGCCGGGATTGAGGCTTTGCCGGTCCGTGGCGGACGTTGGAACTACTCTGCGATTGCGGGAGTGTTTGCTTTGTATTGCGACACTGCCCGCTCGAATACGAGCGGCACCCCTGGCGCTCGGCCCGCCTTCGTGCTTTGACCGCCCGAGCGGTAGCGATGGGCATTCATGACGAAGCGAAACTGGATACCAAGTTCACCGAGTTTGCCAAACAAATGAATTTGTATCTCAACCATTTTCCGAAATACGAGCGGTATGGGCTGGCCCAGCAAATCCGCGTCAAGGCGTATGAGGTCTATGGCTATATCGTCGAATCGCAAAAACGCTACCAGAAGAAAACCAGCCTGACCAATCTCGATATTTGCCATGAGCAATTGCGCATGTTGGTTCGACTGGCCTTTGAATTAGGCTACTTTCGGTTTAAGGATGGCTCGAAACCGGCTGAGAAAGAAGGCGAAAAAACCGCGCAGCACCGCTACCTCACGCTCAGCCGCATGATTGACGAGCTGGGCCGCATGATTGGTGGCTGGATTCAGGCCGAAAGGGCCAAACAAACTACCCAGGACACTGGGGGTAAAAGGGAAGCATCTTGAAATGTTTAGGCTTTGCCGATCCGTGGCGGTAATTGGAACAACTCTGCGAATGCAGGAGTGTTTGCTTTGAATTGCAACAATGCCCGCTCGAATACGAACGACAACATTGGCGCTCGGCCCGACTCGACACCTCGTACCGGGCAACCGGCATGTGGATTCAAGGGAGATGCTTTCCTGCATCCGGCGCAAGCCGGTGCGAAATCTGCCGGAATCCCCCATCCCAGTAGGCCCAATGGGTTCGACCGTCTGGGGGAATCCTTATGAAGCGTGTCGGCTATCTGTTTGATAAAGCCTTCACCTATGATTCGCTGTATCAGGCATGGCTGGACGCCAGCCAGGGAAAGCGTAGCCGTCGGGCAGCCCTGGAGTTCTCGCGCAATCTGGCGGGCAACCTGGATATGCTGTATCAGGAATTGCGTTCCGGCCAGTATCAGCCCCAGCCCTACCACGTTTTCAAGGTTTATGAGCCAAAAGAGCGATTGATCTACGCCCCGGCTTTCCGTGACTTGGTGGTACAGCACGCCATCTATCGGCTTACCTACCCGATCTTCAACGCCAGTTTTACCGATCACAGCTTTGCCTGTCGCACCGGCAAAGGCACCCATGCGGCAGCGGATTATTCCCATGCCGCTTTACGCGCCACCCCAGCAGATAGTTATCTATTGCAGATGGATATCAAACGATTCTTTTACCGCATTGATCGGGACATTCTGCGCCAGCAGATCGAGCGCAAGATCAAGGATCGCCGGTTTGTTGATGTGATGATGCAGTTTGCCGAATACGGTCAGCCGGTAGGCATTCCCATTGGCAATTTGCTCAGCCAGATGTACGCCCTGATTTATCTCAACCCACTGGATCATTTTGCCAAGCGGATACTCAAGGCTAAATGGTATTGCCGCTATGTGGATGACTTTATTATCTTCGGCGGAACGCGGGCGGATCAGCTTGGCATGTTATCGAGGATCGTGCAGTTCTTACAGGAAACGCTGCATCTTGAGCTGTCACATTACAGCCTGCACAAGATTAAGCGCGGCATTAACTTTGTCGGCTACCGCACCTGGCAGCGCGTCCGCTTTATTCGGAAGCACAGCTTGTTCAATTTCAGCCGAGCCGTAAAATCAGAGCAGCGAGACAGTATTATCTCAATACTAGGCCATTCCAGAAAAACAGGGAGCTTCCGGCACTTGATGAATGCTCTCTTTGACCATAACCCGGCGATGTATCTGAAATTACCCAGAGCATGGCGTGAGGCAGTAAAAGCCCACGTTCTGAGCGAAGCTGAAGCATGACCAATTACATTCTTCAGGAAGATGGCGGACGCCTATTAACGGAGGCTGGCAGCGATCCGCTGATTCAGGATCGTGACCGATTCTTCGCGGCCACCGCCACGGCAGAGGCGACGGCCCAGGTGCTGCAATTCAAGCGCGGGGTGGGTTTCTTTGCGGTGGCTATGGGCGAGGCGCAAGCCGCCGTCCTGCAATTCAACGTCACGCGCTTTGAGCCACGTTATGACCGGCGCATCACGCGCATCTTCTTGTCTGAAATCGAAGCTTATGACCCAGCGTCATCCAGTGTAATCACCTACCGCTTTGCGTCCGGTCAAGGCTATGACAATGCTGGGACGTTCTATAAGCCGCGCATAGAGAATCCAGCGACGTTCTCACGCAGCATGGCGGGTGGGCAGATCGGTGGTAAGACTTCAATGAGCTTTGGTGAGTTGACGCTGGTCAACATCGACCGTGAACTGGCGGCGATGGCCGATGACTATTACGACGGACGGACCCTCACGCTGAAGATTGGCGACCCGGCAGCGGCATACAACACCTTCACTACGGTCCTGAAGTCCACGATTGAGACGGTGGCCGTTGAGCGGGAGCGCATCTCCGTGCGGCTGCGGGATCGGTCGGTGGCGCTGGACAAGCCGTTCAGCACGGCCAAGTTTGGCGGGACCAATGTGCTGCCAAACGGCATCGACGGCACGGCGGATGACATCAAGGACCAACCGAAGCCGCGCATCCTCGGACGTATCGCGCTGATGCAGCCGGTACAGGTGAACACCTCAAAGCTGATCTACATGGTCAACGCGGGTGCTGTGGATGCCATCCTCAACGTATTCGACGCGGGTGCGTATCTCGCCAAAGGCGCGGACTACACAAATCAGGCCGACATGGAGGCGAATGAGCCAGCGCAAGGCACATGGCGTGCTTGCCCCTCTATCGGGTGCTTCCGTCTCGGCTCTGTTCCCTACGGCCAGATCAGCGTGTCTGTGACGGAGGAATGGGATTACCTATCGAATACAGCAGCAGGTTTGGTGCAGCGCATCCTCACCGAGAAAGGCTACACCTCCAGTGATTGGGTGGCCGCTGATTTCACCACCCTCAACAGCAAGAATGCGGGCAGCTTGGGCATCGTCGTCCAAGGCGAAGAAACCACGGCCAGCCTCATTGACCGCATCTGCCAATCGGTCGGTACCTGGTGGGGTTTTGACTCACTGAACCGCTTCCGCATCGCCCGCTTCGAAGCGCCCTCTGGATCGCCCGTTGCCACGCTAACCGATAACGAGGTGCTGGAGATTGAGCGCCAGCCGGAGGGCCAGTTGCCGCTGTGGCAGACCACTCTCAAGGCCGACATCAACTACGTCACGCAAGATAAAAAGTCACTGGCGGGTGTGGTGCCGGAACTCAGGGCTGCATGGTTTGCGTCCGAGTCACGCGACCAGAAGGCCGAGAACGCGGATGTGAAGACGCAGAGGCTCCTGGCCGAAACCGAAACCTACGATTCGGCCCTCAACGGCATTTCCATCGCTCAAGCGGAATCTGCCAGACGACTGGCGTTGTTCTCTCAGCGCCGGGATGTCGTCACCGTCACGCTGGCCAATCCGGCGGATCGCTACGCCACGCTTGATCTGGGTGCTGTCGTCAATGTGCAGTCGGACAAACTGAGTTACGGCACCGGGCGCTTGATGACCGTCATTTCTGTCTCTGCCGACTTCCAGTCCGGCACACTCGATCTCACACTCTGGGGGTGATATGTCATTAGTGTTGGGCTACGCAAATCAGACCGATGTCTCTACCTTGTCAGGCGGCACCTGGAACGCCAGCTATCCGCTGTCGAATCTGAAGACGCGCTACCTCTATCAGAAGACCCGCAGCAGCAACGCGCTGGCGGCGAGTACCGTCATCAACCTTGATCTCGGCACGGCGCAGAGTATCGGCGTGATAGCACTGGTCGGACACAACCTGACCGGCGATGCGGCTACGGTGCGTATCCAAGGGGCCAGTAATTCCGGCATGAGTCCGACGCTGTATGACTCGACCGCCGAGACGGTCTACAGCGCGACCGACTATGCCAAGCACTTCACCGCCATCAATGCCCGCTACTGGCGCATCAGCATCAGCGATACCGGCAACACGGCGGGCTATGTTGAACTCTCACGCCTCTTTATCGGCTGGCGGTTTATGCCGACCGTGACCAATGACTTCGGCGAGACGCTGGAGCTGGAATCGCAGACGGTCGTCCAGCAGGCGCTGGCGGGACCGGAATACTTCGATGAGCGGCCCAATCGCCGCATCTGGCGCGGGCAGCTATCTTGGCTGAGTAACACCGAAGCCTACCGCATGTTGCTGGTCATGTTGCGGCAGCAGGATGTCAGCCGCGAGGTCTATCTGATCGCGGATGATGCGGACCTCACCTTTCGCGATCAGCGCAACTTCCTCGGTCGGATGCGTTCGCTCAGTTCGATTGAGTACCCTTATCCGCTAAGAAACTCAGCGGCGTTGGAAGTGGCGGAGGTTCTCTGATGGCGCTTTATCGTGAGAATGCCACGGGCTTCGTACAAGAACATGCCAGCAATCCGGGCGCGGGCTATACGCTGATTTCCAGCCAGCCGACCGACACCATTGCCAACCGTGTGACATGGTGGCGCAATCTGGACAAAGGCACCTTCACCTCCGCGTGGCACCCCTCAGAACTGGCAGGCGCGGAAGTCCCGGGCCGGGATACCAATGCTGGATCGGGCGTCAACATTCTGCCGAACGATTACAGCAGCTTTGAGTGGGCCGGGGCGATGCCGCCCAATTACACCAGCGGCATGACGGTCAACCGCACGGCAGCGGCCACCTATCACGGGCAGTATGGCGTCCGACTCACCACCACCTCGGCAGGCGGCACCGTCTGGCTGGCGGCAAGTGGGTCTGACTTCAACATCGCGCTGGCCCCGTCATCGAAGTGGATCGTCTCGGCGTATGTCAGACCGCTGACCAATGCGGCGGTCAGCCTGTCATTGCGACTCAAGACTCAAGGTGGAACCACACACAGCGTCACACTGACGTCGGGCGCATCGTCGTCTGGCTGGGTGCGCGTCTCCGGTGTGCTGGACTTGTCGAGTGACACGTCCGCCTTCGGGCAATTGGGCGTCAGCCTCACGAACAACAGCACCAGCCTCGACATCGATGCGCTGATGCTGGAAGAGAAGATCGGGCCTTACGACACGGCCAGCACCTTCTACAGCCCGTGGGGCAATGGCCTGTCGGGCGGTGAGATCGGCGACGGCAGCATTGTCCAGGACAAGCTGTTTGGCGGCCTATCAGACCGCATTGACCTGATCGACGCATCGTCCCTGGTGCCGGGGTCGGTGAATGCGCGGCTTGCCAGCCAATACGACACGCTGGTTCAGCAGATCAGTGAAGTCTCGGTTGGCAATGGCCAGTTCGACTCGCGCATCATCTATTACTTCGACCAATCGTCTGAAATCACCGGCTGGACCGGCACCAGTGCCTCGCTGGCCGTCTCTGGCGGCTTTTTGGCGGTCACTGCCACGGGCAGCAATCCCAAGTTCAAAACCGCCGCTATCGCGGTCGATGGCAGCGCTTATCCGCTGGTGCGTCTCCGCGTCAAGCGCACGGGCGGCAGCGGCTGGACCGGAACCCTGCGCTATTACTACTCCGGTGGATCGGATGTGCTGACGGTCAGTGAGCCGTCATTGGTGAGCAGCGAATATGTCGAGGTGGATTGGGACCTGTCGGCCCAGACGCTGTACACCGGCAACACCATCACGGCCATTGAGATCCAGCTAGGCACGGCATCCGGCGACAATTACAGCATTGACTGGATGGGCGTGGGCCGCAACGCACCGGGGCGTCGTTCTCGCAAGTCGAAGCCGTGCGCGTGCTGTCGGACAACAAAACGCGGGTGTTCTATCAGAACGCCGCACCGACCAGCGATGCCAATTACACGCTGAAAGCCAACGACCTGTGGTTTGACACCGATGACGGCAACAAGCCGTATCGCTGGACGGGATCAGCCTGGGCGGAAACGACCGACACCCGCCTCGCGGACAGTTGGTCGGAAATCCTCGACATCCGCAGCGCCACGGCCAACCCATCCGGTGCCGCCGCCCAGCGCATCAATAGCATCAGTGCCACGGCCAGCGCCAAAAACCGGACGTTCTACCTGGCCAGCACTAGCCCACCGTCATCTCCGACCACGGGGGATATTTGGTTCCAGACGGACCAGGGCAACAAGGCCTTCCGGTGGAGCGGATCGGCGTGGGTGGAAACGACCGACACGCGCTTGCCCACGGCAGTGGCCAGCATCAACACCATCGAAACCGCCCGCATTGGCTATTGCACCATCGGCGGCAACACCTCCGTGCATGGCGACAAGACCGCTTGTGAAGCCGCAGGCGGCACTTGGAACGTGGGCCTGCCTTGGGCGACCGCAGTCAAGCAAGTCAGCATCACCGCCGGCAACGTCCAGTCGGCCACAGTGCAGCAGCAGTTCGAGACAATCTATGGGGCGGGTGGGCTGCGCGCCCAGTATTCGGTCAAGCTCGATGTAAACGGATATACCGTTGGCTTCGGACTTTACAACGAGGGTGCTGGCGCATCCGGATTCATCGTCAGGGCTGACAAGTTCGTGGTGGGATCGGCGGGCAGCAATCGCACACCGTTTGTTATTGACGGAGGTGTTACCTACATAGATGCGGCGGTCATCAAAGATGGCGCAATCACATCCGCCAAGATTGCCACCCTCAACGCGGATAAGATCACCGCAGGGACTATTGGCTCGCAGACCATTGCGCTAAATGGCGTTAGCTCCATTCTCAAATCCAGCAACTATGTGGCCGGGTCTGCTGGTTGGCAGATTCGTGGGGATGGTTACGCTGAGTTCCGCAACGTCACAATTCGCGGGTCTTTGAATGCCAGTGATGTGTCGGGCGGTACGCTGAACTTCAGCAACATCACGGTTTCAAATTTACGCGCAGACTCAATAACTGTTGGAACAATCAACACAGATCAGATCACATCAGGCGCAGTCACTTACAGCTTTGCGGATACAACCGGCCCGTCCTTTGGGTATGTATCAAATGTCAACACCGGCTATTTCACAATGGCAAGCCACATAATCCCAGCAGTAAGTGCCGGATCGCGTGGACGAATCTTGATCCTTGCAAACCTTAACACTCAGGGGTCTGTGGTTGCTCCAATGGCAACCATAAGCATACAGAAACAGGCGTACGATTCATCTGGAGGCACCGTAGGCAGCCCAGTGACGCTGATGACGGACGTGGATTTTCCAAGCTCAACAAGCGGATTATATGGCCGCGTTTTTGTCATGGCCGTTGACCAATCATTTGATACAAATCAGATCGGCATCTTGTTTAGAGTGCTTTATCAGGCAAATGCAGGAAATACTGTGTATGCGAGGGGAAGTTTCACAATTATGGAACTAAAGCGATGAACAAGACGGTGTTCGATAAATCAAATGGCCACAT